CTTCGTCAACTCCAGCGCCAAGACCGACTTCGGGGGCGCAAGCTCCATCAACATCGGCAACTACGGCGCTGCCGGCCTCGGGTTCTTCACGAACAACACCTTCCGGGGCGGCTTCAACTCGGCGGGCATGTTCACCGCGCTTGGCGACTTCCAGCAGGGCCACGCGACGCAGGTCCCGCTCGGCGCGTCAAACTCGTTCACCCCGTCGTCGCAGTTCCATAGCACGGTCGGCATTAGCAGCTTTTCGCGCTGGTCGAACGACAACGGCGGCCCGCAGATGGGCTTCTTCAAGTCGCGCGGCACGGCCATCGGCACGCGCGGGCTGGTCGCCGCTGACGATACGATCTTCAGCCTGTCCGGCTACATTGACGACGGCACGAACGCACCGCCCGCCGCGATGATCCGCGCCAACGTGGACGGCACGCCGGGCGCTGGCGACGCCCCCGGCCGCCTGTCCTTCTGGACAACGCCGGACGGCGGCGTGAACCTTGTCGAGCGGATGCGGATCAACAACGCCGGCCGCATTCAGATGATGGTTGACCTGTCGGTCGGCTTCGCGTCCTACCCTGCCGCCGCGGTGAAGCTCCACGTCGGCGGCGTCGCAGCCGCTACAACCCCGACCCTCGGCGCCGCGACCGGCATCGCCGCCTTGTTCAGCAACACGGACGCCGCCTACGGCCTCGCCCTCGGCGTCGGCGGGGCTGGCAATGCCTGGCTCCAGGTGCAGCGCGTGGACGCCGTGGCAACAGCCTATCATCTGCTGCTCCAGCCGAGCGGCGGCTTCGTCGGTATCGCCCTCGGCGCCAGCCCGACCTCACCCCTCCAGATCGCCAGCGCCGCCGCGCGCGTCACGCCCGCAGGTGGCTACCTTGTCCAGAGCTTTGGCGGCGGCAACTCCTACTGGCTCCTGAGCGCCAACACGAATTTCAACTCGGCCATCCACTTCGGAGACCCGGACAGCAACACCGTCGGCCGCATCGAATATGTCCACAACGGCGACCGCATGGAGTTCCACGTCGCGGGGAGCGAACGCCTCCGCATCGAGGCGGCCACCATCACGGTGAACATCCCGGCCACGCTGCCCAACGGCGCGTCCAGGACCGCGGCTGTCCGGACCGGCACGTCGAACGAGGCGATCAGCACCAAGACGGCTTATGACGCGGCGGCCTATGTCGCGCTCACCGACGCCGCGACGATTGCCTGGGACATGAGCCTCGGCATCAACTTCAGCGTGACGCTGGCCGGCAACCGCACCCTCGGCGCTGTCACCAACACCGTCGCCGGCAAGACCGGCTCGATCCTGGTCTATCAGGACGCAACCGGCGGGCGGACCCTCGCCTTCAACGCGGTCTACAAGTTCGCCAACGGCGTGGCCCCGACCCTGGACACGGTCGCCAACCGGCTGACGATGCTGTTCTACCAGGTCATCGACAGCTCGAACATCTTCATCAGCCACGCCGCGGGTGTCCGCTGATGATCCCGGGACTTGGTGGTATTCTCGGGGGTGTGCGCCGGCCGGTTCTCCGGCCGACGCTGGTCCTGTCCACGACGGCGGGGCAGGTCTGGCGGGCGTTGGACGGCTACAACTTCGGCGCCCTCCAGGCGGCGTCCGGCCTGCCCGTCACGTTTCCCTCGGTCCACACGCTGCGGCACAACGGGACCCGGTTCCTCTTTGGTGGCCCGGTCGTGACCACAGGCGTTGCTGCCTGCTACACGTCCCTCGACGGCCTCGCTTTCGCCAGCCAGGCGACGTCACCGATCGACATCACGGCGCCCGGCGTGGTGACATGCCTGGATGGGTCTGGGGGGTTCTATGCGGTCTTCCCCACGACCTCGGGCGTTGTCACCGACCGGAGTGCGTCTTCCCCGGACGGGCAATCCCCCTGGACCGCCGGGACCGACGTCCCGAACGGAACCGCGGCGGCCCGCGCGATCGCGCGAGAGCCGGGCCTGGGCATCACCGCCGTCTTCGGCCAGAGCGGATCGCTCCACACTGCTACTCTGCTCGGCACCTGGACAAGTCGATCCAGCGGCACCGGAAACCAGTTCAACGCGGCGGCGGCGGGCGGTGGCTACATCGTCGGCGTCGCCTCCGGCGGTGTGATTTCTGCCTCCAGCAACGGCACCAGCTATGCCCTCGCCACATCCGGAACCACGCAGGACCTTCTGGACGTCATCTGGACCGGGACGCAGTTCCTGGCGTGCGGCTCCACCGGCAACACGTTGATCCGCGCCGCCAACCCCACCGGCACCTGGACGGCAGTCTCGCTCGGCGCGGGGTTCACCCGGCTCTGCCGCAACGGCGACTATGTCTATGCGTTCGGCCAGAACAACGTGTTTATTTCGTTCGATTTCGGGACGAATTGGCTGGACATCACGGCCAACCTCACCGGCTACGGCCCCAGCACTTTCGCCAACCAGGCGGCTTGACCATGAGCGGCGCCTTCCCCCTGGAGGTTCAACGCCTGATCGTGGAGCTGGTGGTCACGCTCGTCGGGCTTGCGGTCCTGGGGGCTTTGCTTTTATTCGTCCTCAATACGGGCAAGCGCATCAGGACACAGGACGAAGACCATGATCCTCGATAACGCATCCAAGTCCAGGCTCAAGGGTGTCCACCCGGACCTGATCCGGGTTGTCCACCGCGCCGCCGAGCTGATGTCCGACCCGGACTTCACCTTCGCCATCACCTGCGGCGTCCGGACCCTTGCGGAGCAGCGCGTGCTCTACGCCAAGGGCGCCACCCGCACCCTCCGGTCCCGGCACATCCCCGGCAAGGACGGCACGTCCAAGGCCGTGGACTTCGTGGTCAAGCTGAACGGCAAGGTCCGCTGGGACTGGCCGCTCTATTCCCAGCTCGCGAAGGTCGTGAAGCAGGCGGCGAAGGACGTGAAGGTGCCGATCGAGTGGGGCGGCGACTGGAAGACCTTCAAGGACGGGCCGCATTTCCAGCTCCCCCACGCAAAATATCCCTGACAGGAGCCAGCCATGAACAAGGAAACCATCTTCGGCGTGATCCGCCACATCCTCACCTTCGGCGGCGGCATTCTCGCCTCCAAGGGCATCCTGGACGCCGGTCTGGTCGAGCAGGCCGCGGGCGCGATCATCACGATTGCCGGCATCGCCTGGTCCATCATCGAGAAGCGCAAGGCGGCTTGACGTCGTGGCCTGGGTTGGGCTCGTCGCGTCGATCCTGAAACTCCTGGAGGGCCTGACCGGGTTCCTCCGGGACAGGAAGCTGATCGACGCGGGGGCCGCCGGGCAGGCGAAGGAGGGGTTGGATGCAGCTCTCAAGGTCATCGCCAAGGCAAATGAGGCGCGCGCGGCTGCTGATCGGCGCAACGCTGATCCTGGCCGGTTGCGTGACGACGACGGGTTCCGTCGCGACTGATCCGACCACCGCCATCTGCGCCAGTTTCCGGCCCATCACCTGGTCGAGCCGGGACACCGACGAGACCATCAAGCAGGTCAAGGCTCACAACTCTGTCTATCTCGCCATCTGTCCCCGGCGATGATACCTGTCGGTGTCGTGCAACGTGGCTGACGCCACAGGACACCCGCAACAGGAGACCCAGATGGCGGACAATCGCTTTGACCCGATCGGCCTGATGGCCGCCTCCCTTGCTGCCGCGGCCATGACCCGCCCGGCGGACACCACGGCATACGCATCCGGCGACCTCGTCGCCAACAGCACCACGGCCGGCTCGGTCGCTCCGATCCAGGTTCTCGGCGCCGCGCGCGTCGCGGGCGAGGGTGGCCGCATCGCCGGCGTGAAGCTCCACAAGTCCGGCACCGGCGTCGCCAACGCCGCCTTCCGTGTCCACTACTTCCGGGCAACCGTCGCGGTCGCCAACGGCGACAACGCCGCCTGGGTCCCCGCCGTCATGACCAACTACATCGGTTCCGTGGACGTGACCGTGGACCGTGTCGGCACGGCCGGCGCCGTCGGCTTCGCCCAGGTGGCGGACCCGGGCCTGTTCTTCGACCTTCCGGACGGCGCCACCACGCTGTTCGCGCTGATCGAGGCCCGCGGCGCCTACACCCCGGCGAGCGCCGAGGTGTTCACGCTCACCACCGACATTCTCCAGAACTGATCGGTCCCCTGCGAAAGCGACCGCGGGGGCCACCCCGCGGTCCCCTGCCTGGAGGCCACGACGATGGTGGATATTTCCAAGCTCAACTTCGGTTGGGAGGACGTTGCCAAGTTTGGCGTCATGCTGGCCGGCGTGCTCGGCATCTGGTTCACCACGTCCAACGACGTGCGCGAGGCCAGGACCGAACTGGCGCGGATCAAGGCTGAAACCCTCCCGGTCTTCACCCAGGCGGATCGCGAGCATACCGCGAACCTCATGAGGCTGCGCGACGACATGAACTCGATGCGCCTCGTCTCGACCGAAATTCTCAGCGAGCTGCGGGCCGACATGCGTCACATGCGGGCGGTTCTGGAGCGACTGGAGCGCAGCCAGGCCCCCACGTCCCCCGGGGGTCCGCGCCAGTGAGCCAGCCTTTCGACCGGAGCTTCCTGAAGGACACGATCATCGCGCTGCCGCAGACGGTGACGATGTCGGCCGACGGCTACATTCCGGTCATCACCATCGTCGCGGGCGAGCTGTTCGTCCGGCGCATCACGCCCGACGACTTCAAGTCCGTCGTGGCCGGCGGCGTGTCGAGCGTCTTCGGGCGTCAGGGCACGGTCATCGCCCAGGCCGGCGACTACGCCCTGGCCGACATCACCGGGCTCGTCGCTGCGCTCGCCGGCAAGTCCAACACCGGCCACGGCCACGCGCAGTCCGACATCACGAACCTTGTCGCGGACCTCGCGGCGCTTTCGTCCGCCATAGCCGCCAAGGCGGCCCTGTCCCTTGTCCAGCCCGACGCGATCACCGGCCCCGCCAACCTGACCGGGCAGGCCCAGAACGTCACCGTCGAGAGCGCCGACTTCACCTTCACCAACGCCGATACGACCGGCGTCTATTCCCTGACGGTGCGCTCCAGCATCGCCGCCGCGAACGCCGAAATCCGCGTCAACGGGCTTGGGTCCTGGAGCCAGCACGTCAACATCCGCCACAGCGACGTCCTGCGCCTGCGGATGCTCACGGCCAACGCGCCCGCCACCCAGCGCGTCGCGACGATCTACACGCCCGGGCGGAATTTCACCTGGGCCACGACGACGACATGAGCAAGCCCAATCCCCACCTCAAGCCTGTCTCGGTGTCGCCCGAGACCCGCGCGCTCCGCGCGATCGAGCGCCTGGTCGCCGCCGACAAGGCGCGCGAAGACCTGCTTTCGTTCACCAAGCTGGTCATGCCGCACCCCGACGACAGCGACAACACCCAGCGGTCCCTCTACGAGGACGCGCGGCATCACCGTGTGATCGCGGCGGCGCTGGAGGAAGTCGAGGCTGGCCGCTACAAGCGCCTCATCATCAACTGCCCCCCGCGCCACGGTAAGACCGAGCTGGCGTCCAAGAAATTCCCGGCCTGGTATGCCGGCCGTCACCCCGAACACTCGATCATCTTCGGCACTTACAACGAGAAATACGCTGGCGACATCGGCCGCGCTGTCCGGGACATCGTCCAGTCGGCGGCTTACCAGCAGGTGTTCGAGGGCGTCCACCTGAAGGACGGCTCCGCGGCCGTGGACCGACTGGAGACGATGGCCGATGGCGTCCTCGCCTTCGTCGGCCGAGGCGGCACGACCACCGGCCGCGGCGGGCATCTTCTCATCATCGACGACCCGATCAAGGACCGCCGGGAAGCCAACTCGCCCACGATCCGCGACCAGCTCTGGACATGGTTCACGCAGGTCATCGGCACCCGCATGATGACCCAGGATGCGCGCGTGGTCATCATTCAGACCCGCTGGCATGAGGACGACCTGGTCGGCCGGCTGACCGATCCGGGCAACGACTATTACGACCCCGAGGAAGCGGCCCAGTGGAAGATCATCGACCTGCCGGCGCTGGCCCTGGAGGGCGACCCCCTCGGGCGCAAGCCCGGCGAAGCTCTCTGGCCGGAGCGGTTCGACCGCGGCTTCCTGCTTGAGCAGCAGCGCCGCGACACGGCAGGCTTCGCGTCCCTCTACCAGGGCCGGCCGACGCCCGACGGCGGCGCGTTCTTTCAGTCCGAGTGGCTGAAGACCTACAAGCCGAACGAGCTGCCGAAGAACCTGCGGTTCTACATCGCTTCCGACCATGCCGTGTCCCAGCTCCAGAACCGGGACAAGACCTGCCTCATCCCGGTCGGCGTGGACGAGAACGACGACATTTATGTCCTGCCGGACGTGTGGTGGCGCCAGGGCTCGGCGGACCAGGCGGTGGACGCCATGCTGGCGCTGATCCAGCGATACAAGCCCATCTATTGGTGGGCGGAACGCTCGCACATTTCCAAGTCCATCGGCCCGTTCCTCCGCAAGCGGATGCTGGAGGAAGGGCTGTTCTGTGCCGTCTGCGAGGTCATCCCGATCGCGGACAAGCAGACCCGCGCCCAGTCGATCCAGGGGCGCATGGCGATGGGGAAGGTTTTCTTCCCCGAGCGCGCGCCGTGGTGGCCCGAGGCCCGCGACCAGATCGTGAAGTTTCCGGGCGCGGCCCACGACGACTTTGTGGACGCGCTCGCCTACGTCGGCCTGGGCATGAACTACCTGATTTCCGCTGGTCCGATCCGACACGGCGCTGACCGCTACCGCCCAGGCACCTATGGGGCGCTCATGCACGAGAGCAACCGGACCCGGCGCGAAAACGCCCGAGCCCGCAGCAATGGAGGCTGGTGATGGAGCTGACCGAAGCCGTAGGCGCCACCCCCCAGGCCCCGGAGAAGGTTGTGGCGCGCGAGCGCCCGGACCCCGCGCCCCAGCGCGCCGAGCTGTGTAGCAAGTGGCAGTCACGCATCCGGGCCGCCAAGGTCCATTGGGAGCCCAGCTTCCGGCGGATGCGCGAGGACATGCGCTTCGCCGCCGGCTACCAGTGGCCGGACCAGACCGACAACGATGACCGCTATGTGGCGAACATCGTCCTGCGGCACATCAAGCACCGGACCGCGTCGCTCTATGCGCGCAACCCGCGCACCGTCGTCCGCCGCAAGACCAAGCTGGTCTCGTCGCTCTGGGATGGCACGATGACCTCGCTCCAGGCGGCCCAGCAGCAGATGGCCTCCGCGCAGGAAATCATGTCCACGGTCCCGGACCCGGTTGTCCAGGGACACGCGGCGGCGGTCCTCGCGCAGGCCCAGGCCATCGTCAACGACGCCCAGCAGGCCATCCAGCAGAACCAGATGCTCGACCGCATCGCGCGTTCGCTGGAGCTGGCCTATGACTATTCGCTGGACGAGCAGGTCATCCCGTTCAAGGAGGGCATGAAGGAGGTCGTCCGGCGCACCGTCACGACCGGCGTCGGCTACACCAAGCTCGGCTTCCAGCGGGCCATGAAGATGAAGCCCGAGGTCGAGCGTCAGATTTCGGACTACTCCGAAAAGCTCGCCACCATCGAGCGCCTGTCCGCGGATATCGCGGACGGCGAGAGCGTCCCTGACGGCGCCGAGGCCGAACAGCTCCGGCTCGCCATGAACGCACTGTCCAAGGAGCCGATGATCCTTGCCCGCGAGGGCCTGGACGTCAGCTACCCGGACAGCACGGCCCTCATCCCGGACCCCAAGTGCAAGCGCCTCCGCAACTGGGTTGGCGCTGGCTGGGTCGCGGAAGAGTTCATGCTGAGCGGCGAGGACATCCAGGAGATTTACGGCGTGGACGTCCAGTCGGCCGGCGCCGGCGCGCGGGCCTACCAGAAGATCGAAGGCCCCGGCCAGCCGGTGCGCCTGAGCGAGCCCTGGGAGGACAAGAAGTCCTCCGAGGTCTTCTGTGTCTGGGAGGTCTATTCCCGCAAGGACGGCCTGGTCTATGTCCTGTGCGACGGCTATCCCGACTTCCTGCGCGAGCCCGGCCAGCCCGAGGTGTGGATCGAACGGTTCTATCCGTGGTTCGTCCTGTCGTTCAACGACGTCTACCACACCAATTCGGTCTTCCCGATGTCCGACGTGCGCCTGATCCGGGACATGCAGCTCGAAATGAACCGGGCTCGCCAGGGTCTCCGCGAGCATCGCCGCGCCAACCGGCCGAAGATGGCGACCGCCAACGGTATGCTGGACGACGAGGACAAGGACAAGCTCCGGAACCACCCGGCGAACGCGATCATCGAGCTGAACGGGCTCCAGCCTGGACAGTCCGTGGACCAGCTTCTCCAGCCGATCAAGATGCCGCCGATCGACCCGAGCCTCTACGACGTGTCCGCCCCGTTCCAGGACATCCTGCGCGTCGTCGGCGCCCAGGAAGCGAACCTCGGCGGCACGTCCGGCGCCTCGGCCACCGAGACCTCGATCGCGGAAAGCTCCCGCATGTCCGGCCAGTCGTCGGACGTGGATGACCTGGACGAAATGCTGACCGGCATGGCCCGCGCCGCCGGGCAGGTGATCCTCCTGGAGTATTCCCAGGAGACGATCATCCAGATCGTCGGCCCGGGCGCCGTCTGGCCGGAAATGAACCGTGACCAGGCCGCGCGCGAGCTGATCCTGGACATCGAGGCGGCGAGCACCGGACGGCCCAACAAGGCCGCCGAAATCCAGAACATCAATCAGATCGCGCCGGTCCTGCTCCAAATCCCGGGGCTCAACCCGGAATGGCTCGCTCGCCAAATCCTCCAGCGCATGGACGAGAAGCTGGACCTGTCGGAGGCGTTCACCGCGGGCCTGCCATCGATCATGTCCATGAACCGCGGCGGTGGACAGGCCACCGGCGCCCCCGCGGACAAGGACCCGAACGCCCAGGGCGCCGAGGGCTCGAACAATTCCGGCGCCGAGCCCAAGCGCAACAACATGGGTGCTGACGGCCCGCCACCCCCGCGGTCGGCCCCGCCCATGATGAGCCAGTGACCACGATCGTCTTGCGTGTCTTGTGAGGCTTGAAGACACGCAGGACGAACTTCTATCCTGTGAGCGTCCAACTCATAGGAGCGATCCAGCGTGGACCCCAAGCAGGACGTTAATTCCGGGGCGTCGTCCAGCCCGGACAAGGAAGTCTCTTCGCAGGACGTTAACCCGCAGGCCGCTCCGTCCATCGGCCAGGACGTAAATAACCCGACGTCGTCCAGCGGAACCCCGGCCGAGGAAACGAAGGCTGACCTCCTTTCGGTGGTCATGCAGGCGGCGCCTCCCAAGGAAGAGGACGACGTGCTTGCGTCGCCCGCGACCTCGGACAAGCCGGAGCCGGAACCCGGTTCTCCTGCAAAGGACGAACCGTCTCCAGAGTTCCAGGAACCGACCGCGGAAGAGCTGAAGGCATACACGCCCAAGGCCCAGGACCGCATTCGGGAGCTGGTGCAGCGGGGAAAGCAGTTCCAGGCCGAGCGTGATGCCCTCCGGGGCGAGCTGGAAACCCTCCAGCCTCTCGCTCGTCAGTTCCAGGACGTGCAGGGTTTCATCGCGGAAAGTCGAATTTCCGAGGGTGAGTTCGGCCAACTCCTGACGGCTGGCGCGGCGCTGAAGCGCGGGGACTTCAACTCGTTCCTCCAGGCTGTCCGCCCCTATGTCCAGTATGCCGAGGAAGCCATGGGGGTCCGCCTCCCTGACGACCTCCGGCAGCAAGTGGACAACGGGCTCATGCCCGAGGACGCGGCGCGCGAGCTGGTCCGGTCTCGCCATCAGGCGAACATCGCGACGGCTCAGGTCCAGGAGCTTTCCCAGACGCAGGCGGTAGAACGCCAACAGGCCGCGGCCACGTCCATCCGGACCGCCGTGGCGACCTGGGAGACGGGCGTCCAAGCGCGTGACCCGGACTACGGCGCCAAGCAGGCCGCCGTTCAACGGTATGCCCAGGCCCTCATCGCGGAACACGGCGCCCCCCGGTCGCCGCAGGAAGCCCTCTCGCTAGCCGAGAAGGCCCTGGACGAAGTGAACAAGACGTTCACGGCGTTCCGTCCCGCGCCCAAGCCGACGCTCCGTGTCCCGACCGGCGGTCAGACCCCAACGAATGCTCTGGCTCCCGAGCCGAAGTCCCTGATGGACGCCGTCCTCCAGGGTCTCCAGCGGACCAGGGCCTCCTGACGGAGTGACCTCCAATGGCCTTCACGGCTGACGAACTGACCAACATCGCCAACTCGGCGCTCGACTTCTACATGAACAAGGGCGAAGCGTTCCTTCAGACGATCCAGAGCAAGCCGCTCCTGGACATCATGGAGCGCAACGCCAAGACGTTCCCCGGCGGCAAGGGCGACCTCTCGGTCGCCGTGATCGGTGACTTCGGCGCGGCTGGCGTCAACGATAGCCTCGTTGGCTTCACCCACAACGACACCGTCAACTTCTACACCCCGGCGAACAACAAGCGCGCGAACTTCGCTTGGCGCGAGCACCACATCGGCCTGACGCTCACCCACACCGAGCTGAAGATCGACGGCCTGTCCGTGACCGACACGAACGGCGAGGGCACCACCACGCACTCCAAGCGGGAAATGACCGTCCTGGTCGGCCTGCTGGAGACGAAGCTCCAGGACTTCGGTGAGCGTTACGCGCGTTCGCTGAACACCCTCTGGTGGGGCGACGGCACGTCCGACGCCAAGGCGCTCGCCGGCATCCGCGCGGCAATCGTGGCGAACCCGACGACGGGGACCTACGGCGGCATCAACCGCGCGACCACGACCTGGTGGCGGAACCGTGCCCGCACGGCGGCCCACGCGGCAGCCGGCGGCTCCGGCGCCGTGACCTCGTCCCCGGCCAATGGCGGCACGCTGATCCAGACCCTCCAGGTCGAGAAGCGGCAGCTCATGCGGTTCGGCGGCAAGCCGAGCGTCTTCCTCGCCGGCTCCGATTTCATCGGCGCCATGGAGACCGAAATGCGAGCCAACGGCTACTACTCGCAGAACGGTTTCCGCGGGAAGCAGGACGGCGCCATGGGCGCGCTGTCGTTCGACGGGGTGGAAATTATGTATGATCCGACCCTGGACGACCTCAGCCTCCAGAAGCGCGGTTATTGGTATGACCCCCGTCATATCTACCCGATGAAGATGGAAGGGGAGTGGCGCCGCCAGCACACGCCGGCACGGCCCTACAACCAGTTCGTCCTCTACCGTTCGGTCACTTCGACCGGCCAGCTCGTGGCGCGGCAGCTCAACTCCGCGCTCGTCATCGACATCGTCTGATGTCTTGAAACGCCCCGGACGTCGCAAGACGTCCGGGGTTCAACCCTTGGAGAACACCGTGGACAAGTTCCAGCTCTTGATCTGCGACGTCGCGCTCGCAGGCGACATTCGCAACGTGGTCCATCGTGGCGTGGACAATCCGGTCTCTTTCCCGGAGCGGTGCGTTCTGGAGTTTCTGCACGGCGAAGGCGCGATCACCAATGTCCGCGACATGGGCGAGGTCCAGCGCCATCAGGGCGACGAACGCAAGCGCCTCAACGCGATCTACGGATCGAGCATCATCGACCAGCTCTTCCCCGGCGTGGCGACCTCGCTGCCACTGCGCGACACCCGCATCGTGTCTTTCGACAGCTCGCCCCGCGGCGTCGAGAAGACCCCCAAGGGCAAGGCCGCCGGCAAGCGCGTCGCCAAGGCCCGCGCCGAAGCCACCAACCTGTCCGACGACGTCGATCCCTTCGCAGCCACCGGCTCGGCGGACACCGAGGAAGACGACGCGGCGCCCGACGGCGCCGTGGACCCGTCGATCGACGGCCAGGTCTAAGGGGACACGATCATGCCCATGGGTCTCACGCTCGCGGAAATGCTGGATCGGCTGAAGGCCGAGACCCACATGAGCCAGAACGTGGCCCATGGGCTCAACCACCAGGACGCGCTGAAGAACCTTCTTCGGCGTGTCCAGGAAGAACTCTATGTTCAGCACGACTGGCCCCGCCTGGTCGTGTCCAGGGATGTCCCGCTCCTGAACGGCACCCGGTATTACAACTACCCGGCGGACCTCGCGTTCGAGACGGTCAATCAGGCGTGGGTCCTCTACGGAACCCGGTGGGAGCCGATCAGCTACAGCATCACACCGGACGACTTCAACGTCTACAACTCGGACGACGACTTCCGGACGTTCCCGCCGCAGAAGTGGGAACACTACGCCGACGGCGGGCTCAACCAGTTCCAGGTGTGGCCGATCCCCTCCCAGTCCGGCACGCTCCGGATGCGCGGTCGCAAGGCCCTGGGGCCGCTCGTCGCCACCAGCGACGTGGCAACCCTGGACGGCACCCTGATCGTCCTCTACGCCGCGGCCGAAGTCCTTGCCCAGATGAAGCGGGAGGACGCCCAGCTCAAGCTCCAGAAGGCCCAGCAGTTCCTCCGGATGCTCAAGGCCCGGCAGGGCGGCAACAAGACCGAGCCGTTCGTGATGGGCGGCGGCGCCCAGCGGAACGTCGGCCGGCCAGGCATCGACTTCATTCCGCCCGGCTACGGCTCCGGCTCGTGAGGTGATGGCATGGCCTACTTCATGCTGGAGGACTTCGCGGCCGGGGTGGACGTCCGCAAGACGACGATCACCGCCAAGCCCGGCTCGCTTCGCACGCTCAACAACGGCTTCGTGAACGCCGGCGGCGAGATTGAGAAGCGCCGCAAGTTCGCGCTCCTGGCGACTGCCCCCGCTAACACGGCGGGCATCGCCGCCGTCAGCAACAGCCTCTACACCTTCGGCACGGATACCGGCGTTTCCGTCCCCGCGCCGCTGATTTACCAGAAGCTCACGCCCAGCTCGGGCTCCCCCACGATCAGCCGGGTGCTGGACGCGGACAGTTTCCAGACCGGGCTCTTCGTCATCGCCCGGATGAGCGATGCGTCCACCCGCCGGTTCTACAGTGGCACGCAGGTGGTGGCCGCCAGCGGGCTCGCCTCGCGCGCCCACAAGTCGAAAATGTATGTGGTCGAGGGCGACCTGGTCCGGTTCTCCGCGGTCAACGCGCCCAGCGACTTCGCCGGGGCCGGCTCGGGCTTCATCGACGTCACGACCCAGGACCAGGGCAGCGCAGACCTTCTCGGTATCGAAGAGTATTACAACAACATCATTCTGCTCGGGCGCCGCGCGGTCCAGGTGTGGTTCATGGACCCGGACCCGAACCTGAACCAGATCATCCAGGTGCTCGGGAACATCGGCCTGGTCGCGTCCCAGGGTGTCGCGCGCTATGGCTCTGGGGACGTCCTGTTCCTGTCCACGACCGGGATCAGGTCTGTCCGTGCGCGTGACGGCTCGAACTCTGCCGTGGTCAACGACATCGGCTCGCCTATCGACCCGATCATCACCGAGCGCCGGCTGTCCATGTCCTCGGCGGACGCGGACCGGATCAAGGGCCTCATCGAGCCCATGACCGGGCATTTCTGGTTGGTGTGGAACGACAATATTTATGTCTTGTCCTACTATCCGGCGACGAAGGTCACGGCCTGGAGCATCTTCACGTTGCCCTTCACGGTGGACTATGCAGTCGCCGCAGGTAATCGCGTGGTCCTGCGCTCCGGAAACGACGTCTATGTCTATGGCGGGTTCACCAGTGCCGCCACGGCGCTGGACAACTACATCCCCGGGAACACCCTGGCCGCCGAATACGACACGACCCAGTGTCAGTTCGAGACGCCCATGTTGGACCTGGGCAAGCCGGCGCACTACAAGAGTTTCGTCGGTTTCGACGCGGCGATCGAAGGCTCCTGGATGGTGGAGGTCAACTTCGACCCCCTGGCCCCGGACGCCTGGGTCAACATCGGCACATTCAGCCAATCCACCTATTCGCTCGCACGCATCCCGGTCCAGGGCTACGGCACCCACATCGCCATCCGGATGACCTCGCAGGGCACCGGCCCGGCGCGCGTCGGCGCCATCGCGATCCACCACGAAATGGCCGAGGACGATTGATGCCGGCGGTCCTGGGTCCGCCTGTCCTGGAGCATCTGGCCTATATCGCCGCGAACCTCCGTGTCCGGGACAAAGAAGAGATTTTCGCGGTGCGCCACACCGAGGACCCGGAGGCCCTGGCGCTGGACACGTTCAACACCGGCGCCTTCCAGTGGATCGCCTACCGGGACCAGGAGCCGGTCGCTGCGCTTGGCGCCGTTCCCCTCTGGCCGCGGGTGTGGAACCTGTGGGCCTACGGGACAGATCGGTGGCCCGAGGTCGTCCTGAAGCTAACAAGACACGCACGTAGTTTCATGTTGCCGGCCCTGTATAATGCCGGTGCGATCCGTGCTCAGTGCTACGCGCTGGAGGCGCATCAGGACGCGCGAAAGTGGCTCGAATTGCTCGGTGGCGTGCAGGAGCACACCCTGACCAACTTCGGGAAGAACGGCGAGACCTTCGTCCTCTATTCGTGGGGGCGAGACAGGACAAGGAGCTTGTGGCATGTGTCCGACGAACGGCTCGACACAGGCACTTTCGGGGGGTTTGGGGGCGCCTGACCTCTTCGGCGCTTTCAATGCGCTCCGCGGCGCTCCCGGCGGCGGCCCGCTCCCCGCGCCGAACCTGCCGGGTTCCTTCAACGCCATCCCTCTCGCGCCGCCCGACATCGCCGGTTCCTTCAACGCGATGCCGCTGCCTGGCGCCAGCCCCAGCGCGGGCTTCGGCGCATTTCCGACCCCGATCCCCGGAGGCCCCATGGCCTTCAATCCAGTCCGGCGCGCCGTGACGTCTCCGCTCGATCCGGCCGTGTTGCGCCCCGCGCCATTCGCCCGCCCGCCGTTCCAGGGCGCCCCGGAACAGGGCTCGATGTCGGGCACGGTTCCGCCGCCGCCCCGCGGCTTTCAAGGCGCCCCCGAGCAGGGTTCCCCTGCCGCGGGGCTCTCGTCCTTCGGCATGGCGCAGCCGGCAGGGCTCCCCGCGCTCCGGCCCGGCATGGCGCTCCCGATGTCCTACGCCGGCCAAGGCTTCGACGGACCGGCGGAATATGGCTCCCCCGGTGGCACGGTCCCGGCGTCGCGCCCCTTCGGCGGCATGGCTGAACAGGGCTCCCCCGGGGGTTTCTCGCCGCGCACACCCCCCTCGGTCGGCATGGCTCAAGCGCCGAACCTTCCCGGCCTCCGGCCCGGCATGGCGCTCCCGGTGTCCTACACTGGACAGGGTTTCGACGCCCCGGCTGAGCAGGGCTCCCCCGGCGGCTTCGTGGCGCCGATCGCGCGCGCGCCGTTCCCGGACGCCCAGGGCTTCGGGGACCACGCACCTCTCACCCAGAACGACCCCGGCTTCCCGCCGCTGCCGGACTATCCCTCGCAGGTCCCCGACGACCTGCGCGCACCCGTCGCGCGTCCGATGGCGCGCGTCGCCCCGGTCGCGAGGCCCCCGCGTCAGATGATCGCGCCCGCGCCTGTCGCGCGCCCCCCGGAGGCCCCGGGAACCGGCGGCGTGGCCCGCCCGGCTGCTGTCCCGGACAGCTACCGCGGGCTTCGCGTCGCGAACGACGACCGGGACGGCCGCTACATCGCCACCGGCGGCGAGAATATCTCGCTCGGTGACATTCTCGGGATGGCGCTGTCCGCGCCTGGCACCCGGAGGTAAGCCGCCATGTGTTCGGCCCCGAAGGTGGACACGTCCGCCCAGGACCAGATGCTCAAGGAAGCCGCGGAAGCCCGCAAGCGCGAGGAAGAACGGCAGGCGCGCATCCGCACCGGCACGGCCAAGATCGACACGACCTTCGGCGGCTTCGATGACAACTTCTACAAGTCCCGGAACGACGCCGTCATGGCGCTCTACAATCCGCAGCTCGCGGAGAAGTTCGGCCTGGCACGCGATGACATGACCTTCGCGCTCGCGCGCGCCGGCACGCTCAACTCGACCATGGCCGCGGACCGACAGGGCCGGCTCCAGCGAGACCTCGGCGTCCAGCAGGCGCAGCTCTTGTCCAAGGCGGCCGGTGAAGAGAACACGCTTCGCCAGCGCGTCGGGCAGGAGAAGTCCGCGCTCGTGTCGCAGCTCAACGCCACCGGCGACGCCGACCGCGCGTCGAACGACGCGCTCGCACGGACCCAGATCATTTCCACGGACCAGCCGACGTTCACGCCGCTGGGCGACATTTTCGCGGGCGCGTCCGCCGGCATCGGCTCCTACATGCAGGGGCAGAACAACGCGGCGATGCTCAACGCTTTCTACGGGAACAGCGCCCGCCGCGGCGCCTCCCGCGTGGTGGGGTGACGGACCATGTGTGACCCGACTGGAGGCATCGGCACGGCGCTCATCATGGGCGGCCTGACCGCGGGCGGGCAGGCCATGAACGCCATGTCCCAGAACGCCCACATCAACGAAGTGAACCGCCAGAACCGGATCGCCGCCGACATTTCGCGAAAGGCGCGCGAGGCCGAGATTGCTCGCCAGGCCACGTTCGAGCGCGAGGCGACCCAGCGTTGGGACGAGAGCGTCCAGAACCTCGCCCCGGCCCAGCGCGCGGCTGTCCAGGACGCGGCCGAACAGCGCATCATGACGGCCTACGAGCAAAGCCCGCCGCTGCTCCAGGAAGGCATGTATCTGTCCGGGCAGGACCAGGCCGCGGCACCGGTCCGCGAGGAAATCGCCTCGCGCACCGCCAAGTTCGCCCAGGACGCGCGCCAGCGCGCCCAGGCGCTCGCCAAGCTGTCCGCGTTCGGCACGGCCGACACGACGAACCAGATCAATCTCCAGGGCACCAACAACCAGCTTTCGACCATTGGCGGGCTCCGCCGGGGATCGCTCGGCGTCGCCCAGACCGAGAGCAACATCCCCGCGGCCGTGGTCCACAAGACCCCGAACCTGCTTGCGGACATCATGACCGGCGTCGGGATGGTGGGCGGGCGCATGGTCGGCGGCGGCGGGCTGGGTAGCCTGTTCGGCGGCGGTGCGCCGAGCCCCACGATCAGCCCGTTCTCGCTCTATTAAGGAGGTCCAGGTGCCGACTGTCAGCTTCCAGGACCCGGGCTTCGCGAGGGGTTTTTCCTCGCTTGCGGAGGCGTTCGCGCCGAGCCCGCAGAACGTCATGCGCGCCGCCCTCATGGGTGCCCAGCGGGAGCAGGCCATCGCGCGCGCCGGGGTCTATGACGCCAACGCCGCCCAGACCAATGTCCAGACCGGCGCCCTTCGTTCGCTCCCGGACGTCATGGTCAACGTGCTCGGCCCGGAAGCAACACCGCAACAGGTCGCGCGCGCCCGCGCCATGGGCGTCGTGGCGCAGGCTCCCGGCGGTCTCCAGCACGGCCCCGGCTTCATGGTCGGCGCCGAGACCTTCGCCAACCCGCAGGCCCGGTCCCCACAGGACTTGTCCACGATCATGACGGCCGCCGGTGTCCAGACCTACGGTAACACGCCGACGGGCTATCAGGAGGGCATCCAGAGCACCGAGCGCGTGGGTGGCGCCCAGAACGCCAGTCGCGAGCGGATCGCCACCGAGGGCAACGTCGCCTGGGAGCGTCAGCGCCAGAACGAAGCCGCGGTTGACGCCCAGACGAAGCGCGCCATTGCCACCGAGGGCAACCAGGCATACCGCGACGTCGAGGCGGCGAAGCTGGCCCAGCCGGGCGGCGGCTCCACTGGGCGTCCCCGGACGATTGGCTCCGGCGAGCTTCAGCGCATGTCCGAGGTCATGAAGCAGCGCCTCGCCGCGCGCTTCAATGTCAAGCCGGACAGCGTCGAGGTGGACCAGGAAGTCCAGGCGGCGCTCCGGAGCGAGGCCGCGCGCGTCTATCAGGAGACGGGCAACGCCGAGGCGGCGGTCGAGGCTGGCCTGGCGGCGATCGCCACCAAGTTCCAGTCCACCGGTTGGTTCTCCCGCAGCGGCAGGGTCATCCGTGACCCCGCCTATCCGGCCCCGCCGACCACGCTTCCCCCCGCGGGCGCGGCGCCAGCCCAGGCGGCTCGCCCGGCGGCCCCCGCCCCCGCGGCGGCGGCGGCGCCCCAGGGTGCGACCGCCGGGGAGGGCGCGGTCATCCGCGAGCGCGCCACCGGCAAGCTGTTCGTCATCCGCAACGGTCGGCCGGAGCCCATGGAGTGAGCGCGCTCGCGGACATCATCACGCAGGCGGCGACCCGACACGGCGTCGATCCGAGCGCGTTGGCGCGTGTCGCGCAGCTCGAAAGCTCCATGGACCCTCGCGCCCAGAACCCCAACTCGTCCGCGGGCGGGCTCTTCCAGTTCATCGACCGCACCGCGCGCCAGTATGGGCTCCAGGACCGCAACGACCCTGTCCAGGCGTCGGACGCCGCCGCGCGCCTCATGTCGGACAACCAGCGTTTCCTGACCTCGCGCCTCGGTCGCCCGCCGACGCCTGCCGAGCTTTATCTGGCCCACCAGCAGGGCGCCGGTGGCGCTGCCGCACTTCTGTCCAACCCGAACGCGCCCGCGTCCCAGGTGGTCGGCCCGGATGCTGTCCGCCTCAACGGCGGCCATGACGGCATGACGGCGGGTGAGTTCGCCGGGCTTTGGCTTCGTCGCGCCGAGGGTGGACCTCGACCCCCGAGCCAGCGAGGCGCCGGGACCCCGGCCCGCCGGCAGGCGCCGGCAGGCGGCCAGAACGCCGGGCTCGCGGCGCTCCTGGCTGAGCCGGACACGATGGTCATCCCGGCCGAGGCTCCTGCCCGGCAGGCGCAGGCTACTCCTGGACAGCGCCAGGCTGGCGCCAGGCCGAACCTTGTCCACAGGACCCCGGCGCCACTTCCTGCCCAGGCCCTCATCACGCCGGACATGATGCTCATGCCCGAGGCGCCCATGCCCACGTTCGCCGGCTTGTTCGAGACGCCGGAAGCCGCGCCCGAGTTCTTCCAGGCTCCGGCGCCTCCCGCGCCCACACCTGCACGTAGGCCGCGGGGGAGGGGCTGATGACCGCGCTCCCGGAAGGGTTCGATCTGGTATCCCCCGGCGGCGGCGGCGCCGCCCTGCCCGAGGGTTTCGACCTGGTGCAGCCCGCGCCCGCGCCCGCTGCGCCTGCGCGCGCGACCGCCGGGTCGGTGGCCGTGCCGGAGGGTTTCGACATCGTGGAGGGCGTGACGGCCCCCCGGTTCGAGGACCGCAACTTCTTCCAGCGCCACGTCCTGGACCCGCTTGGTCGAGGCAAGAACCAGCAGGTGGACCAGGGGCTCGACGTCGCCGGTTACGCCTCCGGCGTGCTGACCCGCGAGCAGTTCGTGGACAACTATCTGCGGAACCGCGCCGAGGCGGCGGCCTATCCGACCGACCCCACGATCAGCGGCGGCCAGCGCCGGATGAAGGAAGCCGGTGATGAAGGTTGGGGCGCCCTCGGCGGCTACATCCTGGAGAACCCCGGCACGACGGCGCGCGTCGGCCTGAACGCCGCCGTGGAGAGCCTGCCCGCCATGGGCGCCTCGATCCTGGGCGGCGTGGCCGGCGCGAAGGCTGGCGCGGCCCTGGGCGGCGCCGGTGGCGCGCTGGCCGGCCCCGCGGGCGCGGCTGTGGGCGGCACCGTCGGCGGCGTTACCGGCCTCGTGACGGGCGCTGGCGCCTCGTCGGCGGCCGTGGCCGCAGCGAGCAAGTTCAACGAAGCGATTGCCGAGACCCTTCAGGCGCGCGGGCTCCCGCTCACGCGCGAGAACATGCTGATGGCGCTGGACGATCCGACGTTCATCGAAGAGGCGCGCACGCGCGCCCTGCGCTATGGCGTCGCCGTGGGCGCGATCGACGGCCTGAGCATGGGTGTCGCCGGCCGGATCGCGCGTCCCGTTGCCGGAGCCCTCGGCGGCGGTGTCCGTGGCGGCCTGGCGGGCGTCGGCGCCGAGGGTGTGACCCAGGCGGCGGCCGGCGCGGCGGGCGAAGCGGCCGGCCAGATGGCCGGTGACGGCCGGATCACCGACCGCAGCGCCATCGCCCTGGAAGCCATTGCCGAGCTGCCGGGCGCCGCGGTAGAAGTTCCGGGCGCCATGCTGGCGCGCCGAGCGATCCCCGATGGAACCCCGCTTCCCGCCCCTGGACCCGTCAGCGCCCCCGTTGCTCCGGTTGCAAGTCCTGCGGGACCGGCTCCGGTCATTCCGCCCGCCGTGGGGGACGGGGGAGCGGGAGTTCCGGGACAGCCTGCGCCTGGAAATCCGGGAGCTGGAGCGGGAGTTGTCGAAGTCCCTCCAGGCTTCGTCCTAGTCCCGCCGGAAGAGGTCCCCCAGCCAGCGGCCCCGGCGCCTACCCCCTCGCCGCCCCCCGCCGAGCCGGTCCCTGCGCCTGTTCCTGCCGAGCCCCCCACGGCGCCTATGCCCGCGCCGGCACCCGTCGAGCCTCCGGCTCCGGCTCCGGCTCCTATCGAAACACCGGCCGCGCCCGCCCCCACGGCTGCGCGTCGCTCGCGCGTGTCCACGCCCGACGGCACGATGGCCCTGGACAGCGAGTTCGAGGTGGTGGACGCGGCCACGCTTCAGGGCGCGACCGGCGAGCTTCAGCCCCGGGACCGCGACACGCGCGCCTCGTCCCAGGTCCAAATCCAGAGCATCGCCGGCAACCTCAATCCGGACCTCCTGATCGACAGCCCGCAGTCCGACCGCGGCGCGCCGATCGTGGACGACACGGGGACGGTGCTCTCCGGCAACGGCCGTGTGGCCGCGCTGGCGCTCGCCCGGCAGTCCAACCCGGCCGGCTACGACGCCTATCTGAAGCGGCTCCAGGCCGAGGGTTTCGACACGACGGGCGTCCAGGCGCCGGTCCTGGTGCGCCGGGTGCGGGGCCTGACCCCCGAGCAGAAGCGCGAGTTCGTGGTCAAGTCGAACACCGACGACAAGCTCGCGATGTCGCCGTCCGAACAGGCGCGTGTGGACCGGGACCTCATCACGCCCGAGACCCTGGGTGCGCTCCAGACCGACGTCGAGGGTGGCGTCCAGGCGGCGGCGAACACGGCGTTCGTCCGGGGCGTCATCGGTCGGATGGCCCCCGCGCAACAGGCGGCGTTCGTCGGCGCCGACGGGCGCCTCACGCCGGCGGGTGCCCGTCGCATCGAGGCGGCGATCTTCGCGCGGGCATACGACGACGTGGACCTGACGAACAAGCTGATCGAGGACGAAGAGGGCGGCGGCGTCCGGAACGCGCTGCTCGGTGCCGCGCCGGCCTGGGCTCAGATGCGCGCGCAGGCCGATCCCGCCTTCGACATCACCGCGGACCTCGTAGCGGCCGTCAACGCCATCGGCAACATGCGCCGGCAGGGCTTGAAGCCGGCCCAGTTCCTCAAGCAGCAGGACGCTTTCAACCCGCTGTCCGCGAACGCCAAGGCCCTGGTCGCGGCGTTCTACAACCAGTCGCTCACCCGCGCGGCGGGGTGGCGCGAGGCGCGCGACTTCATCAAGGACTACACCGCCGAGGTAGGGCGCCAGGCGAACGCCGTGGGCGATATGTTCGGCGCGAAGCCGAGCGCGGCCAACATCCTCTCCAACCTCATGGACAAGCGGAACAACGCCAGCCAGGGGACCCTGGGCTTCGGTCCCGAGGGTGGGAACATCGCGGCGTCGCCTCCGATGCTGGACAGGGCCGAGGTCGCGGACACCAGCCCGACCCGTGCGCGCACCGAGCGCGTGGACACGGACACGGACGCTGAGCTGGACACGGACACGGACTTGTTCGGTGAACCCACTGAACAAGCCCCGGACACGCGCGAGGACAGGGTTCCTCGTGGGGGGCTCGCACCGACGTTCCGGGACTACGCGACCAGCACCAAGCTCTCGATCCGCGAGACGGCGTTCCGGGACGCGGGGCTCGATCCGAACGACGCGATCAACCTGCCGCCGGCCCAACAGTTTCAGGTTCTCCGCAAGATGCTGATCCAGAAGTTCGGCTTCCGGGCGGTGTCCGACGTCGGCAAGGGCGGCAAGGCGAACATCCGCGACGCGCTGGATGGGATGCTCGACGCCTACCACAACATCCAGATGATGAACCACGCCCTGGGCCTGCCGCTGAATGCTTCAGGGCTGGACGGAACGCTGGCGCTCACCTTCGCAGGGTCCAAGAGGACCAACTACTTCGGCCTCTACTCCCCCGACCAGCGAGCCATCGAAATCGGGACCAACATGCCCGGGCGCTCGAACGCTTTCGCGCATGAGTGGATGCACGCGCTCGATCACTGGCTCGTGGACAAGCTCCACAAGGACCCGGCCGCCCAGAACATGCTGCTCTCGGAGGCGACCCGGAAGCTGGGGCTCGACCCCGGCCTGAATGTGACGACCACCGGGCCGGAGGCGGCCTTTGTCCAGGTCATGAACGCGCTGTTCTTCGACCAGGCGAAGCTGGCGCATCGCGTGCTCCAGCTCCAGGTCGAGGCGTCCAACGTCCACCCCCTGACCCAGACCCCGACGGCCAAGGCGCTCGCCGCCCAGGCCGAGCTGGACGCGATCACCAAGGGCGCCGGGGACGCCCGGGATGTGGGCTCCGAATACCGCACCAAGGCGGCGGCGTTCGGGGACCCGCGCTACTGGGCCAACCCTGCCGAAATGATCGCGCGCGCGTTCGAGGCGTATGTCGCGATGAAGGTCGAGGCGGCGGGGGGCACGAACGAGTTCATCACCAAGCCGGATGTGGCCTATCTGGACATGGCGGACCGGCGGCTTCGGGACACGTTCCCGAAGGACCAGGAGCGCATGGCGATCTTCGGCGCCTTCGACAACCTGATTGCTGAGCTTCAGGGCGTCATGATCTTCGGCGCGGACCCGGTCGCGGGCAAGCCGGTGGAGACCGACGTCCTCGATCCGCAGCACTGGAACAAGATGGCGCTCCAGCAGGGCGAGCCGGGGCTTCTGGCCGACGTGAAGGCTGAGCTGGGCCGGATCAGGAACACCGCCGTCCAGGTCGCCAAGGGCAACGTCGGGACCACGCTGTCCACCCTTGGGGTCGGCATCCGGGACCGCGCCGGCCTGAAGGACGCCCCGGGCAACCCGAGGCACCCGATCCTGACCCGCGTGGCCGATACCGGCCGCGGCATCTTCTACTCGATGCGCGGTGTGATGAAGGCCATGGTCCTGCGGAACAAGGGCAAGGGCGACGCCTATCTCCAGGCCGTGGTGGACAGTGTTGCGACGGACCCAGGCACGGGGCGCCAGGTTGGGGAGACGTTCGAGGGGGCGGTGAAGCGCGAGCTGATGCAGGCGTCCAACCAGATCGCCAGCGCCATGAAGATGAACGGCTTCGGGGAGCGCCTGACGGCGGCCCAGAGCGACCGGGTCCGCGGGATCATGCTCGGTGAGCAACCGGCGGCGGCGACCCAGGAAGAGAAGAACCTGGCCGGCGCCCTGCGCCGCCTGCTCAACAAGGCGTGGGTGGACAGCCGCGCCGCGGGCATCGAAATCGGCTATGTCCGGGACACCGCCTACCTTCAGCGCATCCTGAACGAGGCGGCCGTCTTCGACGACCCGGCCAAGTTCCAGGCCCAGGCCGACAAGGTCTATGCGATCCTGTTCGACAAGGACGTGGGCACGCAGGACGTCGATCCGAAGGCGTTGAACGACAAGATCAAGAACATCAAGAGCTTCGCCCCGGACAGGCTCCGCGACCCCGACATCCAGGACGCGATGAAGGACATCCGTCGCATGGCCCGGGAGCTGAAGAACCTCAAGGACGCGAAGAAGCCCGACCCCCAGGCCATCGCGACCAAGTCCCAGGAGCTTCAGGCCCGCATCGACGAGCTGGCCGTCCTGATCCGGCCGGTGTGGTCGGAGGTCGCGGCGACGAAGTGGCGGGAGAACATCCTGCTCGGCAACCCCATCACCTTCGCGACCAAGGGTCCCGACGGCAACTTCACCAAGGAGCGCACCCTGCCGCCCGAGGCGGACCGGCTGCTGGAAGACTTCTACATCAAGGACCCGGTGGAGGCGTCGGCGCACTACATGCACCAGAGCGCCCGCAAGCGCGAGTATGTCCGCCGGTTCGGCGCCCCCATGGCCTCCGGCGCCAACTCGGACCTGGACGCGGTCCTGCGCCAGAGGGGCGTCCAGGACGCCATCGCCCAGAATTACCGGCGCTACGACCCCGGCACGCCGAAGGGGCGCATCCGGGTGATCCAGGAGCTTACCAACCCCGCCGAGCACAACCGGCTGGAAATGACGTTGAAGGAAGCGATGCGGTCGGGCGCCAACCCCGAGGACATCCGCGAAATCCGCGCGATGATCGAGCGCATCACCGGCAACATGACCAGCGTGGACCACTCGTCCCTGCGCCGGCTGTCCACGGCGATCTATGTCGGCGGGACGCTGGCCCTGCTCCCGCGCACGATCTGGACGTCCTTCTCGGAGCCGCTGACGGTGTTCCTCCGGACGGGCTCGCCGCGGGCGGCGCTCACCACGATGGTCTCCTATGTGGGCGAAATGTTCCGGACGGCGAAGACGGTCCAGGAGCGCGCGGCTCTCGCCCGCGCGCTGGGCGTCGTCACCACGCCGCTCGCGGAGGGTATCATCCAGCACCAGATGGCCGGCATGTATGGGGACAGCATCCAGTCCCAGCGCCTCCTGGCGAGCTTCTTCATGCGGACGGGCCTGACCCACCTGACCAACGCGCAGCGCCGCGCCGCGCTGGCGGGCGGCTTCCTGTGGCTCCGCGAGCTGGCGGTCATGGTGAAGAGCCCCAAGGAAAAGGGCGGCCTCTCCGGCTCGATCCGCGCCGAGCGCGCCCGCGCCGAGTTCCGGGAGCTTGGCATCGAAGACAGCGACATGAACGCCTTCGTGGATTGGCTGCTCCAGAAGGACACGCCGCCGTCCCTGGACGAGCTGGACAGCAAGGCGGGCCGGCTCTTCACGGTCGCGGCCAACCGCTTCGTGGACGAGACGATCCAGAACCCCGGCCGCGTGGACAAGCCGATCTATGCGACGAGCACCTGGGGCCGCCTGGTCTATGGTATCTCGTCGTTCAACTACTCCTTCACCCGCAACGTCCACCTCCGGGTGTTCAACCGGATGATCCGGGACGTGTCGATCGCTCAAGGGGACATGGGCAAGGGGTGGGCCGCGGCGCGCATGGGCGCCGGCGCGTTCGGCACCATGGCCGGGGGGTTCACCCTCCTGTTCCTGGGCCAGGTTCTCGCGACGGCCGCGCGCGAGGCGCTGTTCAACGGCGACAAGTGGGAAGAGAAGGAGCAAGAGGGGGAGTTGGTCAACTGGTTGCTGAAGCTCGCGCTGTCCAGGACCGGCCTCTTCGGCACGCTCGACCCGTTCCAGCAGGCGATCACCGGTCTGAAATACGAGCGCGACCTGACGTCGTTCGCCGCGGGCGCCCAACTCGGCTACTTCCTCAACTCGGGGATGCAGCCGATCCTGTCCGCCTTCGCCGGCCGCAACTCGGCCAACACCAACAGCGGCGAGTATAACGCCGTGAAGGCGGCCTATCAGATGCTTGGGGTCCCGGCCCTGGCGGCGGGCCTGAGCGTCCTCCCGGGCGGCCCCCTTGCGGGGACCGCCATCGGGCTCGGGCTTCAGAAGATCACGTCCAACTCGGCCGCCGACCAGTTCGCGACGGCGATCGTGGGCGAGAAGGGCACCAAGACCGGGGGCTCCGGTCGGTCCCCCTCCGGCTTCTAGACCGTGTAGGTGTGGGTCCGGGTTCCCTTGGATGGATCGCCCCTGTGATGCGCCCGGACCAGGATTTCCTTGCCAGACCGCAAGCGCCGGGTGTGAGCCCGACAGAGGTGGAACGCCCGGAGCTGGGCAAGCCGCTCCTGCTCCGCAGCCGCCGCGCGCTTTTCGGCGTCACGCCGCGCGGCGACGGCCGCGCTCAACTTGATTTCGACGTGCCGGCGCATGACCGGCTGGCCGCGGTCAGTCTTTGCGCCGATGGGCCGAGCGTCCAACGTAGCGCGGTCAACGTAGTTATTGGGCTTCAACAAAAGAAATAGCACCAGATATAGAAAATTAAAGAAGTTATGGAACATATATAAGTGTTTAACGACAACACTCGGCTGCTTGGTTTCATTTGTAAACCTGAAAAGAAACGCATCCGGCCCTTTGAAGTCGATGCCCCCGATGATGTGGTAAGAAACCGTGTTTGCTTCGCGGTCTATAACGCCAAACTCAACGGCGTCCTTGGCCCCGTTTGCTACTCGCGCGACCGTAAACACAGGGCCTTCTGCCAGCGGGTCCACTTGCGCGTGGACAGCCCCGCAGCGCGCAAAACCGATGCAGTGCGTCGTGTTCTGGGGGACAAAAGCGCGGGCCATTTCAGCGAGTTTGTCTTCACTCGCGCCGATGAGCGCGGCTTTCGCCTGATGCACCGTCTCCAGGCTGTCAAACGTAAAGGCCGCGCCTTGGCCGGGGTTATAGGTCAGCCTGAAGAAAATCCCTAGCTTCTGCCCCGCGGCTATTGTGGCCGGGTCTTTCATGTAAAAAGCGGTGAGCGAGTTAAGTTCGCGGCGATAAGGGTGCTGCGCTAGCGGGTCCTGGGCCGTCCTGCGCTCAGAAGTCTTGTCGTGCATCGTCCTCTCCTTTTCGGGACACACCCCCAGGTCCGAACGAACGGTTCGGAACCAACAACGCCAGACAACGCTGGACAACAGGGGCTAAGTGCTTGAAATTAAATGGTGGGCGCGACAGGGATTGAACCTGTGACCCCTCCCGTGTGAAGGGAGTGGCGGCCCCTCGAAAAAGACAAAGGACACCAACTTGTCCAGCTTTTTCAAAGGGCCGTAGGTGCGCGTTGGGCGACAAAATCACCGTTCCGTTCGGTCGTTTGCGGCCGGGGGGTTCGGAGCCGTGGCGGCCTGCTTGCGCCGGGTCTTGCGGTTGGGCTTCGCCTGTGACGACGCGGCGGTCGGGCTCGGACCGGGCGCCGGGGCCTGCTCCTGCTTGATGACCATCTTCGTCTGGACAACCGTCCAAGGGGCCTTGTCCCCGAACCGGGCTTCGACCTTGATTTCCCCCGGCGTCGCCAGCGGCAGCTCGGCGTTCGGCAGGGTGAAGGCTACCGAGCCCCGGCGGCGGAAGTCCACCGGGACGTCCAGCTCGATCGGCGGGCGGTCGGCCGGCGTCGTGATCCGGACCTTCAGGGGCACACGCCCCGGGCCGGTGGTCCGCAGCTCGAACCAGACCGAGACACGGATCGCCGCGGGGAACATGGGGACGACGATGTCGTCCCCGATGACACCCACAAGGACGTCGCGGCCGTTGTCCAGGCGGAGAACCTGGTCGCAGAGGACCACGTTGGACAGAACGTGGTGGGCGGGCTTGGTCATGTCTTCTTCCTTTCGGGACGCGGCGTGTAAGCCAGCCGCAGGTGATAGGCGCAGTATGGCGCCATGCTCTCATGGTGGGCGGTTGGGTTCCCACAACAGAGAAGGGTCAGCCCTGCCCCGGAAGCGGGCCACTGGCAGGCTTTCCGGGGGAGGGACAGGAACGGCACGTCCAGGGACGGCGGGGCGTCCTCCAGCCGCGGCAGCTCAACAGGCTTCAGGACCACGGCGGCCTTGCGGACGGCGCCCCTGACGCCCTTGACGCCGGTCGGGTTGCCCTTGGCGCGGCGCGTCGCCCGGAGCGTGATGGCGCCCTCGGAAGCCTTGCCGGAGCCGGGCGCGATCTGGGTGGACATGCCCATGCGGTGCAGCTTGCCGATGATCGTGTTCCGGGTGACGCCGAACTCTCGGGCGATAGCCCCGGAAGACCAGTTCTCGGCCACCAGCTTCTTCAGGGTTTCCACCCTCTCGGCTGTCCAGCTCATGTCGAACTCCCCCCGGTGGGCCAGGGCGTTTTCCCCCTGGCGACGCGGTCGAGCTGGAAGGCCAGCCGTTCGCATTCGTTGTGGACGTATTCCATGGTCCGGTAGGCGCCGCGCAGGAACCGCGGGAGCCGGTCCTTGAGCTTGGAGTTGAGCCCCGGCGTCATGTCCCCGGCGTGGGCGCAGTCAAAGCCGAACCACCAGCCGACTGTCCGCTCGAACTGATCGTTCAGGTGGAGCGCGAGCAGGTCCGGGAGTTTATCCCTGGACCAGGTCACGCCGCCGTGGACAGCGAGCCCGCCGACCTCGTCCGCGTTGATGTCGAACCCGGCGTAGGGGTGAACGCGCTTCACCCCGACGTAGCCGCACAGGTGGCGCAGCTCGTAGTGCCGAAGGATGACGCACTGGAGCCCGCCGCGCCTGGACAGGAACAGCTTCTCGTCGCCCTCGATGTCCCAAGGCATCTTGCTCATTGCACACTCCCGGTCCGGAGCCAGCGGCGAAGGCTGGCCCGAAGGTTGAGGGTGGCGCGCGGATCGAGCGCGCCGCTGCCGGCGTGGACGATGGTCTCGGTCTCACGCCCGTCGGGGGCGCGGAGCGTGACCTTCAGGTGTTTGCCCCCGGGGCGGCTTCTGACCACCTCCAGGCCCAGACGGTCGAAGACACTTCTGACTTCTCGGTTCACTCTCATGGTCATCCTTTCCGGTAGCGGGGGCCGGCCCATCCGGCGGCGGCGACGGGCAGGCCCGGCGCCCAGGAGGGCGTCATGCCGAGCACGTCGAGCATGAGTTGAAGGGTGTCGTCGGCGTCGGCCTGATCGGCTTCCGCGATCAACTCGTCGTGGACAGTCAGCCGGGTGTCCACGTCCTGCCGGTCCAGCTCCAGCATGGCGTCGGCCATGACGTCGCGAGCGATGGCCTGGGTGATGTTCTCGGCCAGCTTGCCGCCATAGGTCCGGATGCGGGTCCACTTCCGGGTGTATTGGTTGACGCCCCAGTAGGTGATGGCGTCCCGTCCCTGCTCGCGGTCCCACTCCATGCCGATGCCGCGATAGACAAGGTCCCGCCCCGAAGGCAGGCGGATCAGCATGGTGGCGCCGCGGCGCCGGAACGACACCGGCCCGACGTGGATCGGCCCCTTGTCGCCTGAAGCGATGTCTCGCGCGGCGGCGTCGCAGTTCCACCAGAAATCGCAGATGGCCGGGTTCTCGCCGCGCCACGCATAGACATGGCCCTGGGCCTCCAGCGGGGTGAGGCTCATCCCGTAGGTCTTGGCCGTGTCCTGGAACTTGTTCGGCCCCATGCCGAAGCCGCAGGCGAGGACCAGAACCTTGCCGAGCTGGCGGTCGGTCGAGCCGACCTTGGCGGCGGTGTAGACATAGACGTCCTCGCCGCGGGCGAAGACGTCCAGGATGTCCTGTTGCCCGCCGAGCCAGGCAATCACGCGCGCCTCGATCTGGGCGAGGTCGGCGCTGACCAGAAGGTTCCCAGGGCTCGCGACCAGCGTGCCGCGGAGGCAGGAGGCCACCACGCCGAGGGCGCTGTCTTCAAAGAACAGCTCCAGGGCGTCGGCGTCGAGCCCGGCCATGACGCCCTCGATTGCCCTGTCCACGTTCTTGATCGTGGGGCGGGGAAGGTTCTGCGGCTGGAAGATGCGCCCGGCCCACCGGCCGGTGCGGCTCGCGCCGTAGTGCTGGAGCAACCCATAGAGCTGCCCGTTGAAGGCGCCCTTCTGGAGCGACGAGAGCTTGGCGGTCGAGGCGCGCGCGGCCTCCCGGCGGACCTGGAGGATGTCGCGCTCCAGGGACGGCGCCGGGTCCAGCTCCTTCAGGCGGGCGCGGATCGTGTCCTTCTGGAGGTTGTCGTGCGGGTAGCCGGCGGCCTTGGCGAAGGCGAGAACCTGGGACGTCTGGTTGGGCGACGTGACCGTGCCCTTCGTGACGACGTGCATCCGCTGGGCGAGCTGAGCCTGGGCTTGCTTCGTGACGGCCTGGAGCTTGGCGGCCAGCTCCAAG